CTGGCGTGTATTAAAACACTTGCGAGGCTTTAATCCAAAAGCAGTCAAAATCGACTTCTAAAAACAACGGAAAATCCGACCGCACTTTTGAAAAATTGTGCGAAAAATGGATTTTGCATAAAAATTATAAAAACACTTGATTACTTGCAAGTGAAAGTGTACTATGTTCGGTAAGTTGCGGTTTTAGCGCATAGCAAACGCACAAAAGAATTTTACAGCCCTGATCGGAAACGGTCGGGGCTTTTTGTTTACAGTAATAGCTCCTTACCTTGTTAGACTTTATTGCGCGAGAAATCGCACGAGGTAAGGCCATCTATCACAAGCTCACGTTAATGCGTGGGCTTTTTTATTGCCCTGGAAATGGGGTGGAGTATGAAAATGTTTAAAGACCCGGGAAATCAAACTTATGTATGGTCAGGGTTTTCTGGCGTACTGGCTTGGTTAGGTGATCAGAATAACCTTATGTTGCTTAGTTTGGCGATTGGTATTTTGACCGCACTTGTTAATGTCTATTCAAAATGCGCCGAAGGGCGAATGATGAGACGGGAAGAAGAGCGCAAGGAAGAAATACATAAGGTGCGTATGGAACGTTTAAAACGAGGGCTACCTGATGAAGTTGACAAGGACTAGAACCACGCTTGGTGCAACAGGATTTGTCTGTGCAGTATCGAGCATTATTACATTGATGTATGCGCAGTTTGGTGAGGAGCTTATCCTTAGCCCTAAAGGTGCAGAGATTATTGGCAATGCAGAAGGTTGCAGACGAGACCCGTACAAATGCCCATCCGATGTTTTAACTGTTGGTATTGGCTCAACAGCATATAGCGGTCAACCTGTCGATCCAAAGCACCGATACACGGATTTAGAAATTGCAGAGCGCTGGAAAAACGATATTCAAGTTGCCGAAAAATGTGTGCTGAATTATGGCAATGGCAGAGCATTACCACAGTCTGTTTTTGATTCTGCCGTATCGATTACCTTTAATGCAGGTTGTGGCGCTGTTCGTAACTCAACCTTATTCAAACAATTGCGAGCAGGAAACTATCATCAAGCTTGTTACGAATATCCCAAATGGGTATATGCAGGCGGAAAGATATTACCTGGCTTAGTCTCTCGCAGAGAAAAAGAGAAAGCATTATGTTTAGCCGATTTAAAACAGCCTTAAAGCTAACCGCACTTTGCTTGATTTTGGGCTTGTGCGGTTGGATTTGGCACCAATCAAATAGTATAGATAAGTTAAGAGCCGAAAACCAAGTGCAAGCCCAAACCATTAAAAGCCAAGAGCAAGTTAATCAATCGCTAAAAGATACGATTGAGACAGAGCGCCAAGCAGTGGAACAGCAGAGAGTAATTAATGATGAAATCAAACAAGCAACACAAGACAAAGTACAAGTTGTCAGAAAGATTATTAAATCACAGCCTTGTTATAACACTCGTATCTATGACGATGCTATTGAGCGGTTGCACTAATAAAGTCACCACAAAGGCAGAATACATTTATCCGCCTCAAGCTTTCTTAACGCCTTGTATTAAGACACCATTCACTGGCAATACATACGGTGAGGCGGTAGAGCATTTAATCATAGTGCAAGGCGAACGTGATATGTGCGCTAGTCAAATTACAAACATCAATAAGTGGATTAACCAAACTAAGACCGCCAATTAAAGTGCGGTCTTTTTTTATTGGCATATACAGACACATACATTAGGACTGTCCTTGACTATCTGATGATAGTTCGAGAGTAGCCCTAAGCTATGTTTTATAGACAAAACAAAAATATATCGAGTGATTTTTATAAAGAATCGTGAGGGTAAAAGGTACTCCTGAGGGGGTACCCATTTCCACGGGGTTTCGGGCGCGCGGTTTTCGACAGTTTTTTGACATCTTAGGCATCATCATCTTTTTTACTTTTTAGGCATTTTTACGGTCTCGGTATGGATAATTTATTCGATTTAAAACTCAATATAAATCAGATTGCCGAACTTGTCGGAATGCACCGTCAGACCGTATCACAACGGGTCGCAGGACTTACACCTGCTATCGGCAGTAACTCAAAATTAAAGTTATACGCAATATCTGATTTAATCAAAATCGGGCTTGCCGAAAAAATGACGGCAGATGTTGATAGTTTGTCACCTGTTGAGAGACGGGCATTTTGGCAGGCGGAGAACGAAAGACTTAAATATGAGCGCGACACTGGAGAGCTAGTACCCGCTTTTGAGGTTGCTCAAGAGATGAGTTTTTTGGCAAAAGCAGTAGTGCAGTCACTTGATACTTTGCCTGATATTTTAGAGCGTGATTGTGGATTAACACCGTCACAATTAACCCGTGTAATACAAGTAATCGATGACGTTAAGTCGCAAATGTCATCGCACATACAGGCTGGCGATGATAAGTTAGAGGAGCAGTAATGTTTGCATCAGCTAAAGATATTAGACGAGATATTGCAAATCTACTTAAACCGCCTCGCCGAATGAAAGTATCTGAGGCTGTCGCAGAGTATATGCGTGTGCCTGTTGGTGGTGGGAACTCCGTTAAATGGGATAAAGACACTGCGGCATATATTTTAGAGCCGATGGATTGCCTTAACTCTCGCGAATATGATGCAGTTATTTTTGTTGGACCAGCCCGAACAGGTAAAACGGTTGGTCTAATTGATGGGTGGATAACCTACTCGATTGTTTGCGACCCGTCAGATTTTTTACTTGTACAACTAACACAGGAAAAGGCGAGCGAACACAGTCGCAAACGTTTAGACCGCACTTTTCGTTGCTCGCCAGAAATAACTAAGCGACTCAGCCCAAGAAAGAACGATAACAACGTCCACGATAAATATTTTCGCGCGGGAAACTTACTTAAAATCGGTTGGCCGTCTATTAATGTGTTGTCATCGTCTGACTACAAATACGTTGCATTAACAGACTATGACCGCTGGCCAGATGATGTGGACGGTGAGGGCGATGGCTTTAGCTTAGCCTCAAAACGGACTACGACATTTATGAGTGCTGGCATGACACTTGTTGAGAGCTCGCCAGGTAAAGATATTGTCGATCTAAAGCATCACCCAAAATCAACACATGAGGCACCTCCGACAACAGGCATTTTATCGCTGTATAACCGAGGAGATAGACGTAGATTTTATTGGCAATGTCCACATTGCTTTGATTGGTTTGAGCCATCAATGGCTAACATGGTCGGCTATCGAGATGACACTGATTATGTTAAGGCAAGCGAAAAAGCTCGATTGCAATGCCCACACTGCCAAACACTGATCGAGCCTGACAAGAAACGCGCATTAAACATCGGTGGCAAGTGGTTAAAAGAGGGGCAAACGATAGATAAAGATGGTGTAATCAATGGGGATGGAAGAAACTCACGTATTGCATCATTTTGGCTGGAAGGCCCTGCAGCCGCTTACCAAACATGGGCGCAATTAACTTATAAATTGCTCACTGCCGAACATGAATTTGAAATGACAGGCAGTGAGGAAACGCTAAAGGCAGTAACTAATACAGACTGGGGATTGCCTTATTTACCACGCTCCGCACTAGAACAACGCCAAAGCGATGAACTAATGGAGCGACGAGAAGATACAGAAAAAAGAACGGTACCTTGTGGGTGCCGTTTTTTATTGGCAGCAGTTGATGTACAGGGTGGGCGGAACCGTCGCTTTGTGGTCCAAATTGTGGGCTATGGCGAAAATAGCGAGCGGTGGCTCATTGATAGATACAATATTAAATCATCAATGCGGAGCAATTCCGACGGAGAAAGCCTCCCGATTGATCCGTCCGCCTACCCTGAAGACTGGGATTTACTCATTAGCGATGTACTCAATAAACAATATCGCATCGAGGGTCTAGAGGGTGGATTTATGCCAGTCCTTGCAATAGCTGTGGATAGCGGCGGTGAGGACGGTGTAACAGATAATGCCTATAAGTTTTGGCGTAGATGCAAACGCGATGGATTATCTAAGCGCGTCTATCTCGTCAAAGGTGATAGCACTAAACGTCAAAAGCTGATTACTCGTACTTATCCTGATAACACCTCACGGTCAGATCGTCATGCTAAAGCACGTGGTGATGTGCCTTTGTATTTACTCCAAACAGATCAATTAAAAGACCGAATTAGCAATGCCTTAAGCCGTGATACGGTTGGGGCCAACTATATTCACTTCCCTTCGTGGCTTGGCGAATGGTTTTTTGATGAGCTGACATACGAGGAGCGAGGACAAGACGGTAAATGGCGTAAACCAGGTAAGGGCAACAATGAGGCGTTTGACTTATTTTGCTACGCCCACGCCATAGCTATCTTGCGTGGTTATGAGCGTATTAAGTGGGGCGATGAGGACAATGTCCCATACTGGGCTAAATTGCCAAGCGTAAACCCTAACGTGATCCGTAGAGAATCATCAGCACCAGAAGAAGAAACTGAAAGTGCGGTAGAAACTGAACAAGTAAAACCACAACCGAAAGCCAAAACAAAAAGTAATTGGCTAAACGGTGGCAGAAGTAAAAAAAGTGGTTGGCTTTAACTCCTAGACAACCTTAAATCGGTAGATACCGAGCCTATGAAAAGGTGGATATGTTGCGGTAATAACTCAAGCCCTGACTAGAGATAGTTGGGGCTTTTTATTATCTAAATTTGGAGATGGAAAATGCAATTAGCAAATCCCGAAAATTTTAAACAATTTGTACAAAATAAAGACGCAAAAACAATTACCACATCTGAAACAGTTGCTAAGGTTTTTGGTAAATATCATAAACATGTTATACGAGATATCCGCGAAATCTTAGAGGCAGGAGATGATGAATTTAACCGGACCAATTTTGGTCTCGTTGAATACATCGATAAAAAAGGCGAAAAGCGCCCAATGTTTGAGATGACAAAAGATGGATTTATGTTGCTGGTTATGGGATATAAAACCAAAAAAGCAATGGCAATTAAGATCGCTTACATTAAAGCCTTTAACTTTATGCAGGAGCAATTGTTATCTGGCAATATGACATTGCTTGAGCAATATTACCAAGCATTGGGCGAGCATAAAGCCGAAAAACAATTAGCAAGTGTTTGTGGTAAGGCGCTAAACGAATGGAAAGGTAAAAAGCCCTTGCTTGAAGCAACACTAAAAATCTTTGAAGACAAATTGCAAATTGAGTTACCACTACTTAACTAACCGCGCTGTAAAAAGTGCGGTTTTTTATTGGGGCAAAAATGGCTATCTACGAAAGAGACGAATTAGAAGAAAAAATCCGAACGCTTGATGAAAAAATCGAAAACGCCCAAAGCCAAGTAAGTTTTAATGGACGGTCGGTATCTTATCAAGTGTCCGAATGGACTAAACAACGTGATCGCTATCAACAAATGCTAAATGAGTTGCTGGCGGAAACAAGACAGCGCGTTAAACGCCACAGAATCAAATATGCG